AAGGTAGATGCCAAAACCATGCGTGGTATTCCTGACAGCCAAATTCGAGTGACTCCGGCCTGGGTATGTCGTATGACCTTGCTGGGACTTGTACTCAACGAACACGAACAAAGTATCGTTGACGAACAAATATCAGCCATGCTCAAAGTCAAACAAGAAGCCAAACGAGCACAAGCTGATGTTGATGCCGATACTGCTGTGGCAAAACTCACAATCCAAGATCACCTGCGTGAAAAAGTAAGTGAATGTTGTGGTGAACTAGAAGGCATGTTTGATGATTTTGTCGTAGCTGGTGCCAAGATGAGTGCCGACTTTAGCCCAATCAAACTCATGCGTGGCATGAACATCAGTCCCAACATGGTTGGCACAGTATCGGTGGTATGGGAATTACGCTCGGCAGAGTTTAATGAAGTGCTAGAAGGAGTTGATCCAGATCTGGTTGAAGGGTATAGCCACCTTAATAAAAATCAATTGAAGCAGTGTGTCAAGTTTTGCGAAACAGTAATCAATGACTGTAACAGTTACGTTCAACTGAAAAAAGTAGAACGTAAACCACGTGCCAAAAAAGCCATCAGCCCAGAAAAGCTAAGTCGCAAATTCAAGTTCTTGCGAGAGTTTGATGAGCTTAAACTCAAATCTGAACCAGTCACTAAACTAGTAAATGCTTCAGAAGCATGGTTATATGACACAGCAAAACGCAAACTTATCCATGTCATGGCAGATAGTCACATCGGAACCTTTACAATCAAAGGCAGTGCTATTGTGGGATTTGATGCTCAGACAACTGTACAAAAAACTCTACGCAAACCAGCTGAACAAATCAAAGCTGTTACCGGCGGTGGCAAACCAGCGGCTCGCAAGGCATTTAGTGAAATCAAAGCCACAGAAACCAAGTTTAATGGTCGTGGCAACGATAACCTAATCATACTTTGGGCTTGGTAAACTACTAAATACAGGGAACACGGAGTTCCCTAATGACACAAGCCACACAATCACTATCCAGCCTAGAAACACTCAAACAACAATTGTTTGATTATGTACGCCTGACCATCGGCGATCAAATTGTAGATCTTGAACTGGATGCTGAACACTACGAAGCAGCCTATCAACGCACCATTGGAACATATCGTCAGCGGGCACAAAACGCCTATGAAGAAAGTTACAGTTTTATGGAGTTGGTAGCCAACGTAAACATTTACGATTTGCCGCAAGAAGTTATTACCGTTCGTCAAATCTTCCGTAGAACATTTGGTGATAGTACCGGCCCGTTTGCGTCAAACTTTGATCCATTCAGTCAGGCCAGTATGAATGTGTACTTGATGAATTTTAACGTAGCTGGCGGACTGGCCACTTACGATTTCTATAGTCAGTATGTAGAACTTGCCGGACGTATGTTTGGTGCCTACATGAACTATACTTGGAATCCAGTAACCAAAAAAATACAACTAATCCGTGATCCAAAAGGCACAGGCGAAAATGTATTACTTTGGACCTACAACTTAAAACCCGAATTCAATTTGTTACAAGACTTTCAAATACAACAGTGGATCAAAGATTACATGGTTGCTGCTTGTAAAATGATCATCGGCGAAGCCCGTGAAAAGTTTGGAACTATTGCTGGCCCACAAGGTGGCGGTACTCTAAACGGACAAGCCATGAAAGGCGAAGCCCAAACTGCTATGGACAAGTGCATCGAAGACCTTAAGAACTACGTAGACGGCAGTCAGCCGATCACCTTTGTTATTGGTTAACACTCACTAGACTTAGATCTAAAATCGTGCTATAATCATAGCATGAGCTCATTAATGATAGACATAGAAGGTTTAGGAACCGGTCCTGATGCGACCATTTTGACTATTGCAGCTCAAAGTTTTGATCCATTTGGCCGAGGCTACTATGATCGTTGTTACTATGCTCGTATCACGCTGGAAAGCCAAGAAAATCGAAACATACAACAAGACACCATAGACTGGTGGGCTACTCAACCCGAAGCACAGGCTGAAGCTTTCATGGAAGAAGGTCGTGTGGATTTAGATCAAGCCTTGGATAGTCTATACAAACTGGCATGGCAACACAAATTCATCTGGGCCAACGGTCCAACTTACGACATGAACATTCTTGAGCATGCCTACAAGAGCTACGGAAAGAGCTTGCCTTGGCAGTTTTACAATGTCAGAGACGCTAGAACCATCTACAGCTTATGGCCTGAGTTGCCTAAACCGCCCACAAGCCATCATGCACTTGAAGATTGCCGCAGACAGATTGACATGTTGCAAGCCACACTCAAGCACTTAAACGTAAAGGAAATTAGATGATCATTGGCATTGCTGGCTTCCAGGGTTCAGGCAAGGACACCATTGCTGACTACCTACAAAACATCTACGGTTTTAAACGAGACAGTTTTGCTGCCACACTTAAAGACGCTGTGGCTGCTGTATTTGGGTGGGATCGCGAGCTACTAGAAGGACGTACTACTGAGTCAAGAGCGTGGCGTGAACAAGTGGATCCATGGTGGGCCAATCGACTCAATATGCCTGACTTAACTCCCCGCTTAGTCTTACAAAAGTGGGGCACAGAAGTAGCCCGCAAATCGTGGCACGACGACACCTGGATCGCCAGCCTTGAAAATAAATTATCTAAAGCACACAACGATATTGTTATTACAGATGTTCGTTTTCCTAATGAAATCCAAGCAGTTCGCAATGCAGGTGGTATCGTAATTCGTGTAGTTCGCGGTAGTGAACCAGAATGGTATTCAATTGCCGAAAGTGCCAATAGTGGCGACACTCTAGCACAACAACAGCTTAAAGAGTTTAATATTCATCCCTCTGAAACCGCGTGGATTGGTACCCGTTTTGACGCCACAATCGATAACAATGCAGATGGACTAGATCCACTGTTTTCTCAGGTTAAAGATCTGGTTCAAGGTCTCCAGGCGACCAAGGTAAATCGACCTTAGGAATTTCTACAGCACAGTTCTGACATATAGTTTTTAAGTTACGAGTGGTATTGTTGTTTAAGTTTCCGTCTACATGATAAACCAACAACTGAACACTGTATCTGGCCTTGAACCCACATCGATCGCATGTGGGTTTTTTCTTATACCCAGCAGACTTCCACCTAGGTTCGGGTGGTTTGACACGCCTACTTCTTTTAATGCAGTGCTCACAACGACTGCGGTAATACACTTTGCCATCACGATAGCAGTTTACAGCACAAGGTCGTTGATTACAAGCAGAACATATGGGTCTTAGCATGATGTATTTACACCAAAACCTTACCGTAAGGGCAGTTATGCACCACTCTTTTTGACTTTTTCTATAAATATTCATAACTAGAAAAAGGAATTACCATGGCACTAACATCACCTGGCGTAGAAATTATTATCAATGACGAAAGTCAATATATTCCTGCTGCAACCAATTCGGTACCATATATTTTATTGGCCACCGCACAGAATAAAATTTCTGGTGCAGGCGTAGGTGTTGCCGCAGGCACACTTAAAGCTAATGCTAACAGAGTTTATTTGATCTCAAGTCAACGAGATTTAAGCGCCACTTACGGCGTTCCTTTCTTTTATAAAACTACAGCCGGTACACCAATCAACGGTTACGAGCTGAATGAATATGGCCTATTGGCAGCTTACAGTGCCTTGGGCGTTAGCAATCGTTGTTATGTACAACGTGTGGACATTGACCTAGCTGAACTTACTGCTACCTTGGTTCGCCCAACAGGTGCACCCAATAATGGTGATTACTGGTTTGATATTGCAAATACTGTTTGGGGATTGTTTGAGTGGAGTCAAGTAACCGGTGCATTTACAAATAAATCACCAATGGTTATCAACGACACAGACATGCTTGAAAGTGCATCTACTGTTCCTCTGCAAAGTGTTGGTAGCATTGGCGACTACGCTGTAGTTACTGCAACCTCGGCAACAACACATAATCCTGTGTATTACAAACGTAATGGCCCCACCAATGCTCAAGCTCCTAGCTGGGACCAAGATGGTGCAACACCCAATGAACTCTACAATACTTGGGTTTGGGTTGGTAGCGACGAATGGAAAACGAGCTGGCCTACACTCACAGCTAGTAACACATCAACCACATTGACCACTGGGTATTCTTTAATAATTAACGGAACAACTGTGGCAGTTGGAGCCGGCGGCACAGCCAGTACAACTTTGGGATTTGCCCAAGCAATTAACCAAGCTGCTATCTCTGGTGTATATGCAGCCTACATTGGAAACAAACTTCAACTTTACGCAGACAGTACCACAACCATTGGTGACAGCACCGACGTTGGCGGCGGCATTAACATTCAAGCTGGCACTGGCACTTTGTTGGCCACACTTGGTATCACTGCCGGGGAGTACAATGCTCCTACATATTTGCCAGCCTACAGTTATGATGCACCAAGATGGAAAGCAGGTCAACCTGTTCCAGCACCCACAGGGTCGGTCTGGCAAAAAATGAACAACGTTAACTTGGGTGTTAATCTTGTTCTTAAAAAATACAACAGTACACTAGGTGCATTTGTACAACAGGCCTGCCCTTGCTATGCTACTACCACTGATGCAATCTATGCCTTGGACCCAAGTGGCGGTGGCGGCAGTATTCCAGCTGGCACCACTTTTGGTCGTTGGAACGCATTATATACTACGCCCAATGCTACTGCTGCCATTGAAATTTACGAAAAATATGCTGCAGGCCCAACAATCATAACAGGTACCACAGTAAATCCTGTATTTACAGATGGACAAACTTTTAGTATTCTTGCAACTCAACCTGGGACCACTACACTTGCAACTGCCACAGCCACAATAGATGGCACAACTGCAGCCGATTATTGTTCAGCTGTGAGTGCTGCAGGTGTGCCGTATGTTACTGCTGATGTAAACAGTGCCGGCCAAATTGTGTATACTCACAGTGCAGGTGGCACAATAACAATAACAGGAACTGCTCCTGGTACCGCTTCATACATAGCTGGCTTTATTATTGATGAAACTGAGTTTTGTCGTAACGGAGCAACAAATCAAGTGTTCATGAGTTATTTTGTTGGACCTCCAACATTTACCTACACAGCCAGCACCAACGAACCAGATCAGGACCCTGCTAATGGCCGTTATTGGTATTACAGTGCTACTAACCAAGCAGACATCATGATTCAAAATAACGGTGCTTGGTACGGCTATCAAAACGTAACCAATGATGTACGTGGTGACAATTTGTCACTAACCAATGCTACCGGCCCTATTTTTAGTGCCACAGCACCAACTACACAAACCGATAGTTCTTTAAGTCCGTTGGAGTATGGAGACCTTTGGATTGATACCGGCGATTTAGAAAACTATCCAGCGATCTATCGCTGGACCAATGTTGAAGGTGTACCACAGTGGATTCAGATTGACAACGCTGACCAAACCACACAAAACGGTATTTTATTTGCTGATATTCGTTGGGCACCGAACGGTACCACCAATCCAATCAGCGACGCAATTCCTCCAATCAGCGGAACTGGTGGATTATTGACCAGCAACTATCAAGACCTAGACGCACCAGATCCTACACTGTATCCACAGGGTATTTTGTTATGGAACACCCGTCGTAGTGGATTTAATGTTAAATCATTTGAAATGGATTATTTCAACACTACTACTTTTTCTGTGACTCCTTACAATTCTGCCACAACATATGTGTACAATGACTTTGTGTTGTATGGCGGTGTAATTTATGTTGCCAAAGCAACAACCACAGGTAACGCACCAACCAATGCTACATATTGGTCAGCAATTGAAACCAATGCTTGGGTCACAGCTTCAGGCAATCGTGCCGACGGTAGTCCATACATGGGTCGCCAGGCACAACGTGAGTTGATTGTGGCCGCACTCAAAGCAGGTATTGATACCAGCACAAGTATTCGTGAAGAACAACGTGTGTTTAATTTGATGGCTTGCCCACAATATCCAGAACTTACTTCCAACATGGTTGCACTCAACAACGAGCGTAACGACACCGCATTTGTGATTGCAGATACTCCGTTACGTTTGGCACCTACCGAAGTGCCAGCCTGGGCCACAAACAACAGTGGTTTAGGCTTGCCATCTCAAGATGGCTTAACTACTGGCAGTGTGTATTGCGGTACATTCTATCCAAGTTGCCAAACTACAGATTTGTCTGGTAGCGTAGTAGTACAACCTCCAAGTCACATGATGGTCCGTACAATTATTCGTTCAGACGAAGTTGCTTATCCGTGGTTAGCACCAGCTGGTACACGCCGTGGTGTAGTTGACAATGCTCAGCAAATTGGATATGTCAATGCAGTAACCGGCGAATTTGAAAGCCTGGGTGTAAATCAAGGACTGCGTGATGTGTTGTACGAAAATCGTATCAACCCAATTACCTTTGTTCCTGGTGTAGGTATCACTAACTTTGGTAACAAAACAGTGACCACACTCGACTCAGCGTTGAATCGTATCAACGTGGCACGTTTGGTAGCATTTATTCGTGGCAGACTTGAGACCATTGCCAAACAGTTTTTGTTTGAGCCTAATGATCAAATCACACGCAATGAAATTACCAACGTTATCACTACCATGATGATTGATTTGGTGGCCAAACGCGGTATTTACGATTACCTGGTTGTTTGCGATTTAACCAACAACACACCAGCTCGTATCGACCGTAACGAATTGTATGTAGACATTGCAATTGAACCAGTTAAAGCAATTGAATTCATCTACATTCCAGTTCGTATCAAGAATACTGGAGAGATTGCTAGCCAATCAGTATAAGGATACAGGGGGTAATTTTTACCCCCTCCAGAACTCATAAATAACAGTATATAGGAGAATAACAAATGGCCGTTTCATCACTAAGCAGAATGACAGTGCCCTTGGCAAGTGATCAAAGTTCACCAGTTCAAGGCTTGCTCATGCCCAAACTCAAGTATCGCTTTAGAGTGATATTTGAAAACTTTGGTGTTAGCACACCGCGTACAGAATTAACCAAACAGGTCATTGATTTTACCCGTCCTAGTGTGACATTTGCTGACATTGATATTCCTATCTACAACAGTACAATCAAACTGGCTGGCAAATACAGCTGGGAAAATATTACCTGCAACGTTCGTGATGATGCAGGCGGCAATGTAAGTAAATTGGTTGGTGAGCAACTACAGAAGCAATTGGACTTTATGGAAATGAGTTCTGCTGCTGCTGGCGTTGATTACAAATTCCTTACACGCTTTGAAGTACTCGACGGCGGCAACGGTGCCAATGAACCAATCGCATTAGAAACCTGGGAAATTTATGGTTGCTACTTGCAAAGTGTCAACTACAACGACATGAACTATGGTTCCAGCGAAGCTGCTACCATCAGCATGGTCATGCGATTTGACAACGCTATCCAAACTCCAGCTGGTAGTGGTGTTGGTGCTGTGATTGGTCGTACCTTAGGTGACGTAGCAACCGGCGGAGGCTAAACGCCATGGGGTATTTCGGCGAAGATTTCCTTCAAGGATTCTTTGGAGCCAATGGTCTTAAAGACTATAGTCACGCTTCCAAAACTTTTCGAACCAACGGCTATGAATTAGCTCCACGTCAAAAGTTCCTATTCCATGTTTTCTTTAACATAAACACTGGTCAGATTCCGGCCCTGGCCAATGTGTTTGGCAATGGCGACATAGCCACTGTGGGCATGATGGTCAAGACTGTGCAGTTGCCCAGTTATCAAATTGAAGTGGCCACAATGAATCAGTACAACAGAAAGCGTCTGGTTCAAACCAAAATAAATTATAATCCCATACAGGTTGTTTTTAACGATGATCAAGGCGACTTGATTCGCAACATGTGGTACAACTACTACAGTTACTACTACAAAGATCCCACACAAAATTATGAAAATACTGCGGCCATCAACGGCAGTATTGGCAATCTACAAACCTTACAAAATGGATTTGGCTACAACACTCGCGACACTTACAGCAACAGTCGACAAGTCAACGACTGGGGCTATATTGGTGAAGGCAGTTACCAAGACAGCAGTGCGTTCACAGGCCAAAATCAAGACAAGCCGCCGTTCTTTAGAGACATCAAAATTTATGGTCTCAGTCAAAAGAAATTTGCCAGTTATGTGTTGATCAATCCCATGATTGAAAGTTGGGCACACGATACCTATGATTACAGTCAAGGTGCTGGTGTTATGACACATACTGTGGGCATCAAATACGAAACAGTCAAATATTATTCTGGTGCTGTTGGCGGCGAAACTCCAAGCAGTACCGTGGTTGGCTTTGGCGATCCAGATCACTACGACACAGTCAAGAGTGCATTGGCCCGCCCAGGAGCTACCGCAAGTGTATTTGGACAAGGCGGACTGGTTGATGCTGGTATCGGTACCTTGGAAGATCTCAATGCCTTGGCCACTGGCCGTGGTGGCTTACAAAATGTTATTGGTGCTGTGCAAAAGGCCGGCACTGCCTACAACACATTCAAAGGCAAAGACATTGCCAGTATCGCCAATCAAGAGGCAAAACAAGCCAGCAAACAAATCCTACAGGCATCATTGCCTGGAGCCATGCGTCAAGCCATTAATAAAGGCAATGGCACATTCTTCCCCAATGGTCCCAAGGTGTAATTTGTGGGCACAGTCAATTACCCTAATCCAGCCACTGATCAAACTGTAAAAATCTTTGATGAATTTTACACTTATGCAGCCAATGTTCCACAGCTAGAATATGATGCGGTGTATAGTTATCTGGCTTCGGTGTTTGGCACCAAAGAAGCCGCAGGCAATTTCACAGTTACACTATTTAGAATCGCACAGACAAGCGATATTCCAGTCATGACCTTGCTACAAGAAATTCAAGGTCAAAGTCAACCTGAGTTGACATTGACTCTGGCCTACTATCTAAATGGCCAACGCAGTAAAACCACTCTGCTGGGACTCAATCAAGCTACTCAGCCTAATTTTTACGTGGCCAGAAACGTCAGGGCCTGATCATGCCCAACTTCCGTCAAGGCAATTACCTAGTAAGAAATCCCGGCAAGTATGTGGGCAAAGGCACACCTAGATATCGCAGTGGGTGGGAACTCACGTTCATGATGTTTTTAGACAGTAACGACAATGTCCTACAGTGGGCGTCAGAAAGCATCAGCATACCGTATCGTAATCCGCTAACCGGCAAACAAAGTGTGTACATTCCTGATTTTTTAGTAACGTACAAAGGGCGTAATAATACTACAGTTGCTGAATTAATTGAAATCAAACCCAAAAAACAAAGTCTACTTGAAAGCAAAGCCACAGATCGCGATCGTGCTATTGTTGCTTTAAACTACGCCAAGTGGGATAGTGCCACCAAATGGGCTCGACGCAACGGACTTACATTTAGAGTTATCAACGAAGACATGATCTTTAGGCAAAGTGGCAACAAGCAATAAGTAAATACACTATGTTTACTAAACGCAACAACCCACCGGGCTTCTATTACTACACAGAGCTGAGTTTGAAGCTTGTTTAAAGGAGAATCAAAATTACTAGGAAATTAGAAGAGCTTTTTGACTTTCCGCCCAGTGGCAGCAAAAGCGAGCCCACTGATTCCGCTCCTCCTGCCACTGAGTCGACCCGTGCTCAGCTAGCCGAAATAGATGCAACCATAGACAAAATAGATGCGGCCTTGCCCACAGTGCGTGATCTTGAAACCGGTGATCGTGAACTGGATGATCTAGCCAACATGGCCAAAGAAAGCTATGACAATCTTATGGATTTGGGCATGCAAGTTGACAGTAGATATGCCAGTGAAATATTTAATGTTGCTGGCACAATGCTAGGGCATGCTATTACAGCCAAAACTGCCAAGCTCAACAAGAAGTTAAAAATGGTTGATTTACAAATGAAAAAGTTAAAGCTAGACCAAGACGCTGTTAAAAATTCAACAGTTGATCAGCCTGAAACAGCACACGGACAAGTGCTAAGCCGCAACGATTTATTGGAACGCTTGATGACGTCAAGAGACCAAAAAGATGAATCCGCATAAATATTAGATAGGGATACAAATATGAAAAAATTTCAAGAATACCTGGCCGAAAGCCAAAGAACCTACAATTATCGCATCAAAATTGTAGGTGATGTTGCGCCTGATTTTGTCAAGGCTTTGGAAGAAAAGCTCGCACAGTTTGACCCAGTCAAAATTGGCAAACCAAAGTCTACACCGGTTCAACTCAAACCAGCTGACTTTCCCAAGCACAGCAACGATTCAGTGACCAGCATGGATGTGGAGTTCCGCTACCCAGCTATTGAGCCACAGATCAAACAAATTGCTCAACTGTTATTCTTGGATCCCAACAGAATTATCATGTTGACTACACCATACGAAGATGGCATGGACAGTGAGCGTGAGCGGTTAGACTCACAGAACAAAGACTTGTTGGATACGGATTATCCTGCTGATACCGCAGAACAAAAGGCCTTGAGTGCTGATTACTCTGCACCCTATGATCAACACGCAGTTCTCAAGAACACATACCGTAGTGAATTCACAGTTGCTGGTGGAAAGACACCTCCTGCTAAAACCACAAATGATTTGCCAATGGGCAATACCAGCCCAATGACCAAAGTAAAACGCCCACCACGCCCAGCCACTGGTGCTAACCCAAGAGGATAACACGATGACATTTTTTTACGACCTAAACAAAAGATTGGCCCAGTTGGCCAGTAAGCAAGACGCTAAACAAATTACAGAAGAAGCCAAAGCTGTTGCTCCTAAAAGTAAATTAGCTCAAGCACTCAACGAGCGTGATCTAGGCAAGCATAACAATGCTACAACAGGATTCAAAGCCTTGGCTAAAAAAGTTGGTGGTGGCGAAAAAGGTGCTCGTATTGCTGGTGCACAATTGGCAAAAATGCGAGCCAAAGGGCAAGTTGAAGAAGGCGATATGGAAGAAGGTAATGCATTTACTGGTGCATTGGCTAAAACACCAAAAGGTGGCAAGTTCAAAGTAGGCGGTAAAGAATTTACAGATACTAGTAGTCTTGAAGAAGGCCATTGCCCATCCTGCGATTGCTCACCATGCAAGTGCGACAGCATGGAAGAGTCAGCTTTACAGGCTTATCTTGGCAAAAAGAAATATGGTCCAGAAGGCATGAAAGCCCTGCAAAAAGCTGGTCGCGATCATGCTGGCAAGGACAAGATGAACCAGATCCGCAATCGCTATGATAAGATGGACGAAGCTGACTTTGAGGAAGGCAATGCGTTTGGCAATGCAGTGCGTAAGGCCAAAGCGGATGGTGTCCAAAAGGGTGAAACTGTTCGTGTAGGCAGCAAAATTTATCCGGTCAAAGAAGCTGACATGGTTGGTCTCGGCGAGAAGAAAAAAGAGCCACGTAGTAAAGGAACAGCTTTTGACAAAGAGCACATGGACAAGCTTCGCAAAGAAAAAGAAGCAGAGACACATGATCGTTATGATGTTCAAGACACCGGCTACAGCAAGCGTTACACTCGCAAGGCAACGGACACAGACATTGACAAGGACGACGAAGTTAAAAGCGATGAGCCAAAGCGTAAAGGACGTCCAAAATCTACCAAACCAAAAGGTGACGAGCATGTTACCAAGGGCAGTTACAAATACAAGATGGTCAACGGCAAGCGAGTGATGAAGGACAAGGTCAAAGAAGATGGCATGCCCATAACCGATCGTGGCGAGTATGATGACGAAGCTGGCATGGCCAAAGACTCATTGCACACTATCATGCGTCATGCTAGAGAATTAGAAAACTGCTTGCGTCAGAATGAGAACCTGCCAGAGTGGGTACAAGAAAAGATTGGCCAGATCAAAGGCATGATGACCAGTGTTACAGATTATATTATCAGTACACACGAACGTGATGCAGAACAACACATGGAACCCATGGCAGAAAAAGCAGTAAGCCAAGCTCAACGCAAAGCAGCCGGTATTGCACATGCGGCACAGAAGGGCGAAATTCCTAAGAGCCGGTTACGTGGAGCCAGCAAAGAAATGGCCAAAATGCCTCAAGGTGAGCTACACAAATTTGCTGCAACCAAAGAAAAAGGCCTGCCTAACAAAGTAAAAGAAGGTGGCAAACCAGACTTCTTAGATCTAGATAAGGACGGCAACAAATCCGAGCCAATGAAAAAAGCGGCCAAAGAAAAAGAAGAAAAAGTTGACGAAACAACAGTGTCAGGAAGTGTAGCCACTGCACCAGCCGCTTCTAAAGCCAGCAAAGGCATGCAGTTTGGCAAAGGTGTATACGAAGGATTCAACAACCGAGTTGAATCAATGATCACCGAAGGCATGAGCATAAACATCAGTGTTGATGAGCAAGGTAAAAAATCTATCAGCGTAAACGCTACTGAGCAAGATGCGGAAGCCCTAGCAGACTTGTTAAAAATGGCTGGCCTAGGCAACGGACAGAAACAACAAGTATGTTCAGCTTGTGGCAGTGCTGATTGCGGTTGCGAAGAAGAGTTGGATGAAAATAGTCCTGACTATCCAACCAATACAGAAACAAGTGATGATGCACTACAATATTCAGGTGGCCTAAACGGTCCCAAGAGTACCGGACAAACAACCATTCCGGTTGTGGCCAGTCAACTGCGTCGTCAAGTATCAATGGAAGAATCAGTTGAACTTGAACGCAGTCTGTTCAAGACCTGGAAAAATTATAAAGGTTAATTAAAATGGCTACTCAAGTAATCAAGGACACAGCAGGTAATGTATTATGGACCACAGATAAAGCTGAAATCAATTCTGAAAGTAACAATGTGACTTATCAGATATTTGCTACTGCCTTGGGTACA